ATAAAGAAATAAAACCTTTAATAAATACTTCTAATGTTTTTACTCCAATAGATGGTGATTATGTAGTAATCGCAACTATGTCTACAGCTAAAGCTAAACTTTGGAATAATAAAAACGGATGGCAAGAAATAATTGATTATTTGAATTCTAAAGGGTTAAAAGTTGTAATTTTACAAAAAGAAGTAACTAATAAATTTAAAAATGTAATAAATAAATCCGGAATTGATGATATTAATGAAACCATTGATATTATTAAAAATTGTAAATTTTTTATTGGTTTAAGTTCTGGATTATCTTGGTTATCGTGGACGTTAAATAAAAAAGTAGTTTTAATATCAGGGTTTACAAATCCAAATATCGAATTTAAAGAGAATTGTTATAGAGTTATTAATACTTCTGTTTGTCATGGATGTTGGTCTGATAAGAACTATATATTTGATAGATCCAACTGGTTTTGGTGTCCTAAAAACAAACAATTTGAATGTTCGACAGAAATTTCATCAACCGATGTAATAAAAGAAATAAATAAATTAATAGAAACAGATATATAAACATATGACAGATGTAATAAAAATTTCACCGGAAGAGTTGCAAGAATTTGAAAACTTAAAACATGAAATTCAAATAAATACTTTTGAATTGGGTGTTCTATATTTAGAAAAATTGGAATTGGATGTTTTATTTAAGAACTTATCAGACAAAGAAACTGAATTAAGGAACAAAGTTGGTAATTTTAAACAAAGAGAAGCTGACTTAATGAATAAAATTCTACAAAAATATGGTGAAGGTAATTTAAATATTAAAGATGGAGTATTTATACCTTCTAAAAAAACTGATTGAGAAAGTTTATAAATATCTAACACTTTCAATTTTCCGATAATATTTATAATTAGTTTAATAAGAATACAACTCGGGTGAGTGTAAAAAAAGTTTAAACTAATTGAGAATTTTGAAAGGATAAAGATATGCCAATCACAGAAGGTGGAAGATTCAGTCCAGTTGATAGAATTGTAAGTCCAGGCGTCTTCACTCGGGAAAATGATTTGTCAGGTATAGCACAAGGAGTTGCTGATATCGGTGGAGCTATAGTAGCACCATTTCCGAAAGGACCAGCTTTTACGCCAACTCTAATCACTGACGTTAATACATTAGAAAGTAAATTCGGTGTTGCCGATGGAGTCTATTATGGACCATACACCGCCAAAGAATACCTCTTGGAAAGAGGCGTTGTAACTGTTTGTCGTGTAGGAGCATTGACAGGTTATAAACAAAACTACCCATTTGTTATATGGGCCTTAAAAGGAACTTATGCAAGAATTGCAGCAACCGGAAGTTTGTTAGTTAGTTCTTCTATTTTAACGGTATCGTCGGCATATGGAACCGAAACAAATGCTAGAATTAATTTTTCTGCAGCAAATTTAACTTTTGGATCTACAGCTACCGATATAATTAGTAATTCCCTTTATTATGGAACTACTCAAGCTTTTGGGGCTATAAATATTGACTCATTAAGAATCGGTGGATCTGGGTTTAGTACAGGATCAACTCTATACGACAAAATTACCGGATCTATTGCAGCTGGACAATTTTCGTCCTCTATTGGATATATATCTTTTACAGGCAATGGTTCTAGTCCTTTTGATGGAACATTCACTTGGAGTGGATCTTTAACCACAGCAAAACTTAGCAATTGTTCTAATTACAGTTTGTTAATGAGTGGTTCGTTGAATGGGTTTTTTGGACCTTATAGTGGAAAATTTACTCCGACTGGAACAGATCCAGTATTAGATGTTTGTACTAATCAATGGACATCTTCAGGTGCTGATTACAGAGTTTTGGCAGTATTAGCTGATACACAATATGCTACTATTTCTGATTTAATCGCTCCTGGATTTTCCGGATCTTTATTTTATCAAGGTCCTAACAGTGGTCAATTAAGTCATTCGGTATTGATTGGTTCAAATAGTTCATCTATATCAAAAGATTTTGCTATTTGGTTAAAATCATCCAACAGTTCAACGGCTTATGGAACTTATGCATTTTCAATAGATCCTTCATCTCCAAAATTCATAACAAATGTATTTGGTAAAGATGCTACTGCTGGTGATCCTGATGAAATTGCAAGAGGACAAAAAATAGAAGCTGCTTATTTATATAAAGTTTTTGAAAATCAACTTGCTAAAGTTTCTTCTGAAAATACTAAATGGTTTATTAGTGGATCGTATCTTCCTAATGGATCGGCTCTTTGGGCAGGTTCACCATTAGATTTCACCGATGATTATTCAAGAGATTTAAATAACGGCGATTCGGAGTTTAGTGTAACCCACGCAACTACTCCTTGGATTATTTCTCAAGCTGTAGCTTCATGGGATGGAACCTCGGCTCCAACTAGATATCGTTTGTTTAAAGTTCACACTTTATCAGATGGAACAAATACTAACACTTCTTATAAAGTTGAAATATCTAATGTTAAATTAGCAGGTCAAGTTCCAGGAAGTGATTGGGGATCGTTCACACTTACTATCAGAGCATATAGTGATACTGATAAAAGACCAAAAATATTGGAAACTTTCCAAAACTTGAATTTGGATCCTGATTCTTCAAATTATATAGCTCGTAGGATTGGTGATAGATATAACTACATCAATTTTGCTGGTAAAATAATTGAATTTGGAACATATACTAATTTAAGTAAATATGTTAGAATTGAAATGTCAACTAATCCATGGGCACTATCAGCTGTTCCAGCTGGATTTGAGGCGTTGTCTGTTCCTATTAATAGTTCAATGGCACATTGGGTTGTTCCAATGAGATATACTAGAGCATCTATCTACGGTGTAGATCCTGGAAAATATCCATCTGGAATAGCATTCAATGATGCTCCTACAGGTGCAGATGCTGAACTCTCCGCATTATATCCAACCTCTTCTACTGGAAATGGTGTTTCGGATGATAATAAGCAATATTTCGCACCATTACCAAGTTTTGGAGCATATCCAAGCATAGGTCGTAATACAGTGTTTGCTCTTGATCAAACTATTGCAGATTGGGGATTTGATGCTCCCGCATCAACAGGTTCATATTTAGAAGATTCATTAAGCGGTTCTATTCCGTTTATTGCTCGTTCTGATGAAACTACTATTGTAAAAATGCGTAAGTTTGTGGTCGGCTTCCAAGGAGGATTTGATGGACAATCTCCATCAATTCCAATAAATATTGGATCTGATATTATACCTGGAAATACTCAAGGGTTGGATTGCACAGATATTAATTCGGCAGGTTCTATAGCATATAAACAATGTATAGCTGCTTTAGGAAATGCTGACGAATTTGATATTAATTTAATCGCATTGCCTGGTATTGTTCATGAACATCACTCATACGTTACTAATTTAGTAGTTGAAATGTGTGAAAAACGTGGAGATTGTTTCTATATCATGGATCTTCATGTAACACCAGCAACCGAAGGTTCTGTTGGTCAAATTGATAATGCTGTTTACTATGCTTCGCAGTATGATACAAATTATGCTGCTGCTTATTATCCATGGATTAAAATTCTTGACACTAATACTAATAAAATTATAACAGTTCCTCCGTCTGTTGTTTTACCAGCAGTTTATGCAGCAAATGATAAAGTTTCTGCTGAATGGTTTGCTCCTGCTGGATTAAACCGTGGTGGAATTACACAGGCTGTTCAAGTATGTGATAGAACTACACATGAAGAAAGAGATACTTTGTATGAAGGTAAAGTAAATCCAATCGCAGCATTCCCTGGTCAAGGAATATGTGTTTGGGGTCAAAAAACACTTCAAAACGAAGCATCTGCTTTGGATAGAGTTAATGTCAGAAGATTGTTAATTGCTATCAAAAAGTTCTTTGCTTCCACAGCTAAATACTTGGTATTCGAACAGAATGTTGCTTCAACACGTAATAAGTTTTTAGCAATAGTCAATCCTTATCTTGAAAGCATACAACAAAGAAGTGGATTATATGCTTTCCAAGTTGTCATGGATGAAACAAATAATACTCCTGACATAGTTGATAGAAATATTCTCTATGGACAGATTTATTTGAAACCAGCAAAAACTGCTGAATTTATAATACTTGATTTCAATATATTACCAACTGGAGCTAGTTTCCCAGGAGCTTAATATATAAAATTTAAACAAACACCAATAAACCCAACCGTAAAAAGTTGGGTTTATTTTTTTTAATTTTTCTGTACTTATTAAGCTTATTTAGCTTATTAAATTTATTAGTTGTACTTGTTAATTTAAAATATTTAAAAAAGATTTAAAAAATATTAAAAAAGAATATTAATTATTTTTGCTTGTTGTACAAGTACAATAAGCTAGGAAATTTATAAGTCAATTTATTTTAATTTGAATCAATATTTATAGTTACATGAAGATAATAATCTATAATAAAAATCTCAATCCTACGTTTTGGGATAAAGATAAAAAATTAAAAGTAGAAATAAAAAATGCTTTATTAAAAATAGCTTATTCTTTTTTTAAAGATTCCAAGCTTGATATAAATATTAAGGATATATATTTTTTAGGTTCATCTGCTAATTATAACTGGTCGCCTACTTCAGATTGCGATCTTCATATACTTGTTGATTTAAAAGAATTACCAATGACATCTGAATTAGCTAAAGAGTTTACAAGTTTATTAGCTAAAAAATGGAATAGTGAACATGATATTTTTATTAAAGGACATAAGGTTGAACTTTATATACAAGATGTTGATGAAGAAAATAGAGCTACAGGGGTTTATTCATTGTTGCAAGATAAATGGATTAAAAAAGCTATGCCTCAAAACATAGTATTAAATAAACCGCTTATAAAGTCGAAATATTATAATTTAGTAAATAAGATTGCTTTAGCTCTTAAATCCAATGATATTGATAAAATTAAAAATGTAATGAAACATTTAACTAATATGAGAGAATCAGGCTTATCAAGCTCTGGGGAATTTTCAACAGAAAACATAGTATTTAAAATTTTAAGGCAAAAAAATATTATTAAAAAGTTAAAAGATGCCATAGTAATTTTACAAAATAAAGAATTATCGCTTAAAGATGGGTATGATCCAACATCATTTGGTCCAAATCCTTCTGCTACTGTAGGTGTTTCATTATTTTCTTCAGATGGAAACCACGAAAAGAATTATTATCAAAATCAACTTAATTTAATGAGGAAAAGATAAAATTTAGATATTTATATAGTAAATATAAAATAATTTTGATATTTTAATATGGAGTTAATTATATTTATTTTATGACCGTAAAAGGCAACAGAAAGAGAGAAAATTTATGGCAGAATTAATTGAAGCACAAGAAGCGTTTTTTACAGCATTTGAGCCTAAAACGCAAAATAGGTTTATAATGTATATAGATGGAATTCCTGCTTTTACTATCCGTAAAACAGATAGACCAAAAGTACAAAGTCCAAGAAAAGCTCTTGACCACATTAACTTACAAAGATATTACAAGGGCAAAACAACATGGCAAGAAATTACAATGGAATTATACGATCCAATTGTTCCTTCAGCTGCACAAGCAGTTATGGAATGGGTACGTCTTTCACATGAATCCGTAACCGGCCGTGATGGATATATGGATTTTTATAAAAAAGATCTTATAATAAACGTCCTTGGTCCTGTTGGAGATAAAGTAGAAGAATGGAAGTTAGTTGGAGCTTTTCCACTTAATGCAGACTTTGGAAACGTGGATTGGACAAATGATGGGGATGCTTTAGGAGTAACTGTAACATTATCTGTAGATTATTGCATTCTTCAATATTAATATTGATTTAAACAATTACTATAAAGTATATTGGTAATGAGTTTAATACTATATATTAAAAATGAATATAATTGGCATATATCCAGGCAGGTTTCAACCTCCTACAGAAGGTAATTATAGAGCATATCAAATGCTTAAAAGTCATACTGGGACAAACACGTTTATTACAACAAATGATACGGTAGATTTGCCTAACTCTCCATTGACCTTTCAAGATAAACAAAACATTTGGGTTAAACATGGAGTTCCTGTTGATAAAGTAATACTTGCTAAAGATCCTGTAAAAGCGGTTGAAATAACACAAAAGTTTGGAGCGGATCGGACTGTCGTTGTATTTGCAATGACAGTCAAAGAAGCCACAATGGCTTTAAGAAATCCAAATGGTTATTTTGTTCCATTTACAGGTTTAACACCAAACATGGAACCATTAAATAAAAAGGGATATATTTTAAGTATTCCTGATGAAGTTTTATATATAAATCAAAAATTAAATCCATCAACTCTTAGAAAAATATTTGGATCTAAAAATTTAAATGATGAAAAGAAAAAGTCTGTATTTAAACAACTTTTTGGTTGGTATGATATATCTCTTTTTGATTTGTTAAAAAAGAAGTTTTCTGAAGCTGGTACTGTTAAAGAAAGGGTCACAGAATCTAAAACTCCTATTATCAGAAGAACATTAAAACCGTTTATAAAAGAAATAGTAGAACAAGTTTTAGGTCAATTATCTACACCCCAATCAGATTCAAACACTACAGACCCTTCAAATTCTATATCTAATGTTCAAAATTCAGAAGAAGATGATAGAGAAAAAAGAGCACAAGCAGCAAATTTATTGAAACAAAAAGATACAGAATTAAAAACAGCTAAAAAAGAACGAGATTTCCAAAAACAAAAAACTGATTATCAAACACGATTTGTTATCCCATCTATTAATAAAGATATTCAACAATTAAAAAAAGCGGTATAATGAAATTATTTAACTCTTCTTTATATATATAAGAAGACAATTAAATATTAAATAGGTTATGGACGAAAATACAATCCCAATTACTAGACCTTCTACACAACATTCACATATACCACCAGTAGTACAAAAAGTGTTGGAAAAAGAAGGTAAATTATCACAAACAACACCACAACCTCCTTCGGAAGAATATAATGAAATACCTTCTCAATTTGTAGAGAAAATAACATATCCTACTGAGGTGGTTGAATTACCATCTAAAGGTTGGTTTTATCCACAAGGACACCCTCTGTCATCAGGAAAAATAGAAATTAAAATGATGACCGCCAGAGAAGAAGATATTTTAACATCCCAAAATTTAATTAAAAAAGGAATCGTGCTTCAAAAATTGCTGGATTCTTTAATTGTAGATAAAAAAGTTAAACAAGATGATATTCTGTTATGCGACATGAATGGAATCTTTGTTGCAGTAAGACGATTAGCTTATGGTGATCAATACGGACCTTTAAAAATTAAATGTCCGACATGTGGGGAAGAGTCTCAACATACAGTTGATTTAGGTAAACTTGAACCACGACCGTTTGAGTTTGAAAACTATCCAAGAGGACAAAACATATTTAATTTTACATTACCATATTCTAAAAAGTTAATTTCTTATAAAATACTTACCCAAAAAGAAGATAATATGGTTGATGTTGAAATCAAGAATTTATCAAGGGTTAATAAAGAAAGATCTTCTGAGGTCACTACAAGATTGAAATATGTAATTCAATCTGTTGACGGTGATGATGATAAAGTTGCTATTCGCAAGTTTATTGAAACAGAGTTGGTTTCAAAAGACGCATTAGAACTTAGGAAACATATTAGAGCTAATATTCCAGATATGGACATGACGTTTGATTTTATTTGTCCACATTGCGATCACTCAGAAAGGATGGAGATACCGATGACGGTATCCTTTTTTTGGCCTTCAGCCTGAAGACCGAATTTTAATCCATAAACAGTGTTTCGATTTAGCCTATTATTCTCAAGGAGCAATCACTATTCCTCAAGTATATGAACTTCCTGTTCATTTAAGACATTTTTATACAAAATGTCTGGTTAAAGCTAAAGAAGAAGAAAAAGATTCTATAGAATCAGCAGAAAAATCTCAGAATTCTATTTCTAAAAAATAGTATTTTGTCTTTTTATTTAAAACAATAGATAAAAAATCTATTGTTTATAACTATTTATAAAGAGAGTAATACTATATGGCAAATAAAACTCCTACAAATAAAATCGCATCTCATATTAGGGAGCTTAATTCTCTTTTAGATGAAGAAAAACATCTGCAAGAGAATTTGGTAGATTCATTGGAAGCACAAGCTAAAATTTTAGCTCATCAATATGAAATATTAAAAGAAATTAATATAGCAAAAGCATTAACAAATAGACTTCAAAAAGAATCAGAAACTAACTCACAGAAAACAAACCTTCTTGAAAATAATATTTTAAAAAGAAACCAACGACTTCTTGAAAACGAAACGCAATTAGATCTTTTAAATCAGAAAAAAATTTCACAAAGATCAAAAGATTTACTTAAAACAAAAGAATCTCAACAAGCAATGTTGGATTTGGTTAAGATATGGGGTAAAATAAGAGATGCACAAGTTCATTCTAAAGCCATTTCGAAAGAGGATCTTGCAATTTTAAACAAAGCGGCACAAATACAGGGTGTATCATTAAATAGAGTATTAGTTTCAAATAAAAACATTCGTCAAAAAACTATAGCTATGATGAGGTATGCTCAGATTTTGGATTTAGAAAGAAAAATTGAGTATGATAAATTGGAAATATTACGAGAACAAGATCGATTAAAAAAAGAATATATAGAAGGCGGTAAACTACAAATTGAAAATTGGTTTAAACAAAAAGCCATAGTACAAAAAGTTGTAAGTAAAATAGATCTATTAGATGCTTTATTAAAAGCTTCTGGAATTAAAACAAATCTTATAGCAAAGTTAATGAGTGGTCCTGTATTATTTACGTTAGTAGGAATAACAAAATTATTATCAGAATCATGGAATCTTTTCAAAAAATTAGATGAAGAAGCTTTTAAAGCTAGAAAAGAAATGGGTATGATGAGAGAAGAACATCAGGTTCTAAGATCTCAAGCCGAAGATTTATATAAAAAATATGCTAATTTAGGAGTAGCTGTTGATCATGTATACAGATCCCAAAAACAAATCGCATTAGAATTAGGATCAACTTTATCTGCAACAGAAGATATAGTTCTACAAACTTCATTGATGTCGTCTCAATTTGGTATAGCTGAAGAAACCACTGTTAAAATGTTGAAAAATATGGGACAAATGTTTTCAACAACTGCTAATGCTCAAATATCCATGTCTGGATTCGTTAGAGAATTGTCTAATGCATCTGGAGTGCCTCTTCCTCAAGTAATGCAAGATATCGCAAATGCATCGGAAACGACTCGTATAATGTTTGCAAAAACTCCATTAGACATGATGAAAGCGGCTGTAGAAGCTCGTAGATTAGGAACGACATTAGATAAAATGTCAGAATCTTCTAGAAAGATTTTGAATTTTACCGAATCTATGGAATCTGAAATGGAAGCTTCGGTTTTATTAGGAAGACCTATTAATTTACAATTAGCTAGACAGTTATCTTATGCAGGAAAAATAAAAGAGGCCAATTTAGAAATATTAAGAATTTCTAAACAAATAGATTTCGATCATTTAGATCCATTTACTGCTGAAGCTTTTGCGAGAGCTACAGGGAAAACAGTAAGTGAATTGAAATCAATGTTACAAGCAAATAGAGAAGATATTCTTTTAAGACAAAAAGCATCTACAGATCCAAGCATTGCAAAAAGATTACGAGATTTAGAAAAAATGAAAGAGGCCAGTGAATCTATAGCTAGGGCTAGAGGAGAAGATGCCAATTATATATTAAAAACAAGAGAAAATCAAGATAGATTAACTTCTATAACAAATTCTTACAAGAAAGTTGTAATGGAATTGGGGTATCAGTTTTTACCTATAATTGATAATGTTTTAAAAATTGCTGCTGCATTAACACCATTAATCGGAATTGGTATGCGAATGATGATCCCATTTTCTTTAATTTCTGCAGCATTATCTAAAATACCAAAAAATGTAATAGGATTACATCTTGTTAACTATTTTCATAAAATTGTCGATGTAGTTACAACATTAGGAACAAAGTTTCAATGGTTAGGAAAAATATTTACGCTTGTGGGTAGATTATTTGGAGTAATTAAATTTGCAGGACCATTCATAAAACAAATTCCTGTAATCGGTTGGATTATATCAGGATTACAATTTATATATGAATACGCAAAAAGATTGATAAAAATATACAATGATCCGAATATGAACTTTGCACAAAAAATATGGGCAGGCTTTTGGGCAATAGGAGAATCGTTATATGAAGTATTGGTTCAACCTTTTGTGGATTTATGGAATTGGGCTAAAGAACATATATTAGGACAGTCACCATCTTATATGGGACTTTTAATTGTGGAAGGAATAAAAGCTGTAGGAGGAATGTTATTTAATAATTTAATATTTCCTTTTAAAAACATGTTTAAATGGATTATAAATTCAAAACCAGGTATGTTGATAATAAACAGTATAAAACTTGTTGGTAATACGTTATTTGATTTGTTAACATCTCCGTTTAAAAGTGCATATAATTGGATTATAGATCTTTGGAGTGGTATTGGTAATATTATAACAACTCCTCTTAAAAAGATATGGGATTTTATAGGAAACAAGAGAGTAATTCAAGCTTCTATTGAAAAACCTATTTTATCTGCTAAAGCAGCATCTTTAGATATTCCATTAGATAAGGCATTATCTGATTCAGAAATAAAATCATATAAAGAACTTGATAAAGGAATCACAAAAGATTCAGTAAAACAAACTTCTAAATCTACAGAAGAAAATACTACATCTATAGCTGAAATGCAATCCGCTATTCTAACAGAATTAAAAAATATCCGAAAAGATCTTCTTGATGGAAAAATCGCCGTTAATCTTGATGGACAATTGGTTAGTACTACAATGAATAGAAATAATAGTTTCCGTGGAACCTATGGTGCAATGCAACGTTAAAATATTTATAATTTATGGCTAATGTAAATCTTTCAAATTCAACACCGTCTACAGTGTCAATTCCTGTTGATTATCCGATGGTTCCTCAACCAGGAAAAATAAGTCTTCTGTTTGATGCTAATAAAAAGGATCTTTATAGAAAATTTTCACCATGGGATTATGATGGCGGTAATATCTTTGGTTTTAATCAACCTTATGTTTATTACTTTCCAGACGATCCTCCTAACAGTTTCATGAAAATGGGAGATAGAGGATTAACATTGGGACAAGGAGTAAATGATGTAAAACGTGTAACTAAATTTATTGCATCAGGCCGAGGAGTAATTTTTATAGCTAAACAATTTTTACTCCAAGGATTTCAACCATTTGATGAAACGAATATTTACAACCCTACTGAAGTAATACTTTCGGCAACAGCTAATTTAACAGGTGGAATATTACAAAAACCAAAAAGACATATTGATAAATCTGGTGGCCTTTTAGGAGGATTAGCAGGCTTAATAGGTGTTAGTGTAAGTAGATCTGCTCCACCCCCATCTACAGTAGCAGCTGGTAACGGTTTAGGCGGATCGTCAGAAGGAACTTTTTTTGGAGGCATAAGTCTTTTAGGCAATAGTGGACAGAATAGAGAAACTGAAGTACTTCCTATTCAGAATTATGGAAACGGTACAGGTTTGTTAAGAGCTAAAACGGCTAATAAAGCTAGAAGTATTCTTCAACAGAAATGGGGTATTCCAGATTCATCAAACGGCGGAGGAGTGTTAGGATTTTTAAAGGGAATTGCTAGATCTATAATTCCACAAACATTTAGTGCGGATAAACAAAATTACAAACAAAGAGCTGATGAAGATGCGTATGGATGGATGTTAAATTATTATAACAATTATACCGCAAAAAACACTGTAGCGACGTTTGCAAAAACAGGACTTGCTGTTAGTTTTATGGGAATTTCACTAAAAAGTTTTTCTAATGATTTAGTAGTAAACAGAAACACTCAGGAAAAAAATTTATTTGAGGTCAAATATTATAAAAGTGTAAAAAATAAACCTGATAATATCTATATCGAGTCACAAAAAAAAGAACAAATAATAATAACGAAATTTGAAAATTCTGTTAGAACAAAACAAACAGAAAAAATTCAAAATGATAAATATGTTAATGAATCGTCTAAAAAAGTAAACGAAAACCGTTCCATTATAGATAAAGCTTTTGAAAAATATGCAAAAGAAGGTTCACAAGTTACTTCTAAAGATTTAGTTAAGGAGAGTAATTATAATAAAAAATACGAAGGTAATTATACTGATGATGAATTGAAAAATGGATATAAGTATAATAATACAGAAGGCAGTAAAGCTAATAAAAGGTCTACAGATGATAACACAAAACTTAATGATATTTCTAAACCGGATTCACCGATTTCTCAATTCAACGAAAGTCTAAAAAGAGTTATTAATAATATTAACAATAGTAAAATTTATAATGTAAATTTTGATAATTAAGATACTTTATTGTTTTCATCGGGACAAACATCTAAACAAGGTTATGATCGTTTATATGATATATCTAAAACCTCTCCTTATAATATAAAAAATAATCCTAACAGTGTGGAACGTGCATATACTAGTAGAAATATTAGAACATTAGATTCCAATATTAACCCTAATAAAAACTATGGATTGGCTGGAAATGGTCGTCCTGATAAAATTAACGTGTTAACCGTGTTAGGAAAGGATAAAAAAATAGGACATCAATTACTTTCTGGTTATACTGAATGGAGTCCATATGATGATGATTTAATTGCGTTCTTTTTTTATGATGTAGTTAATGAGAAACATATACCATTTAGAGCAACAATTAAAGGTCTGACGGAAACAAACAATGCTTTATGGGATGAATTAAAATTTATTGGAAGAGCAGATGCTTTATATTCATATTCAGGATTTACTAGAAATTTATCTTTTAGCTTTACAGTATTGATTAACAGCCTCATAGAACTAGCCCCTACATGGCAAAGAATAAGTTATATGGCTAGTGCAGTTAAACCGTCTAATTATACTAGAAAAACTCAAAATGATGGTATAACAAATAGATTTATTATACCACCAATGTTTATGTTAACTATTGGCGATTTATACAAATACCATCCAATAGTTATAACTACAATGAATATTAACGTTCCTGAAGATGCGGCATGGGAAACTATATCCGAAGATTCTTCTGATAATTGGTCGTATTTGTCCGATATAATTAAATCAAATAAAGTTTCTAAAGGAGATATTGGACAAGTTCCTAGAGAGGTTGAAATCTCTGTAACTTGTAATGTTTTAGAAAAAGAACGAGCGATAGTAGCGGGAAATCATTACGGAAATAAACTATATGCAAGTCAATTGTAAACAAATAATATGAAAAGATACAGTAACATTGAAATTAAACATAGATGGGATGGAAAACGAGTTTATAATACAACTCATTATCCTGAAATTCCTGTGTCAGATAATGATATTTATATAGTCAGCAATGATACTGATTATTTAGATACATTATCATTCAAATATTATAAAGACCCTACGTTATGGTGGATTATAGCATTAGCTAATAATATAGGAAAAGGAAGAATGTCAGTTGAAGGAGGAATTCAGTTGAGAATTCCTACTGATATTCAAAATATATTATCCGAATACGATAGGTTAAATAGTTAATTGTTATATGAGCGCACCACTTATACCATGGGAAACGTGTAATATTCCTACTGAAATTCAAAAAGAATGGAATAGAAGGAAAACAAATTTTGGTTTTAATTATAGAGCAGAAAATTCTAAAACGGATGGAAATGGTTGGGAAAAAGAGGGCGGTGATTGGGAAAAATATAAAGGACCTATGACTTCATGGGTTCGTGTATGTTCTAATAGTTTAGGACATCCAGAAATAAATAAACCTACTTTTGTTTTTATGGGAGGTAAAGGGTTTTATCAAACTTATGGATTTAAATGGAATCAAGAAGCCAATCAACAAATATTAGGATGGACTGCAGATAATAAACATCCACATACATTGGAATATGATGCAAAAACCAGTCAATTTCCAATTCACGTTCCTACTCCTGAAATAGTTAGAGTAGAAAGTATTATAAATAAAGAGTTGTTTAGAAGAGTTACAATTCATTGGAAATGTTTTTCGGCTAAACAATTGGAATACATGACTCCATATTTTTTAATTCCTGGAATTACAATGACTGTGGAATTTGGGTGGAATCATTATAATCCCAAATCATTATTAAATTTAAACGACACAGATGCTCTAGCACGATATTATTGGGAAAATCCATATGAATTATATAGTAAAAACATATTAGAATCAAATGGAAATTACGATGTAGTATTTGGAATGGTAACTAATTATGAATGGTCTGTTGAAGGAAATACGATTAATTGTATTACTGAAATTACTTCTAAAGATAGACTTTATAGCGGAATTCCTATATCAGCTATAGTATCTCAAAAAAAGAATGTTGAGAGAAATGAAGAACAAAATAAAATATATTTTTCAAACATTAGACAGATTTGTAAATCCAATTTTATTAATAACTTAAAAGCTATATCATCTGCAACTTCTTTAGACCAAGTATTGGAAACTGATTCTAATAAACAACTTTTACAAACGATTAAAGGAGGAACAGGAATACAACAAATGCCTGATGAATATTGGAGAGGCGTGTTTTGGGGAAGGGATGAAAAAATAATAACAAAAGTCAATTCATCTAACAATAAAGATTTTTCTCAAAAATGGTCAAAAGGAACAAAAACAGATTTTGATAAAGATCTGAATGGATCTCAGATGTGGGTAAATCTTGGATTTTTATGTGAGTTATTAAATAGATGTTTACCTACACCAAATCCAAAAGGATCGTTATTTTTTTCAGTAGATGTTGAAAATTCAGTTATTGGAGCACATCCAAATCATATTTCGACTAAAGGTAATGTATTGTTAATACCAAATGCAAAAGCACCGAGATATATGTATGGAAGTGAGGGATTAAAAAGTAATGGTCCAGGGTCCGATTGGGATAAAGAATGGATACGGTTAAGAAAAAAAACTCAGACGGTAGAAAAAAATACAGTAAATAAAAATGACCCATATTGGTTTTCTAATGTCCAATTATGTGAAATTTTTAAACAAGGGACATATCCTTTACGAGATAATTTAGATGAAGTTATAAATGTAAATAGATATATTTGGAAAACTGAAAGAAAAAAATATTGTTTCCCTTTTCAAAGTGAAGAAACAATTAAAATTGGTGAAACTGAAGCTAAATATGAACCTTATTTATATGGATATTTTAAAGATTTATATTTTAATTTGACAAGGTTTATTCAATTAGTTGAGGATAGTAATACTAAAACATATTTTGATTTATATAATGCTATTTTTGATGATATAAATTCTGCAGGAGGAAATTTTTGGAATTTTTCACTGACATTGAACGAATTAAATTCTAAACTGGTAATTGTAGATAATAATATGTTACCTAGTGGAAACAATGTCTCCACTCCTTGGTATTTTGATTATGCAGATGCAGATCAGTTAATGACTTCTCTTGCATTTAAACCTAAAATGTCAGAAGCACAAGCGGCTAGAGTTGTTTTTTCTGAAACAAATAATAAAAAAGCAAAAGTTTCTATAGATGATGAAAACGATTTATTAGACTATCAATTTGAAGATAGAATTTTATCTGAAAGAAATAAGTTTGATGCTAGTATAAACTTTTCAGATAATCAAACATATTCTACTAATCCATTTTTGAAACAGATACAAACTCTTCAAAATCAACAACCTACAGATGAAATGTATCCATTTACAATTATTTCTGACGGTATAACGGATAGTAAAAGATTAGTTTTGCCTGATCCGGAGTTATTAAAATGTTTGATAGATGATAATAATTTAGAAAAAAATCAGAGATATTCTGGGTTACAACCAATTACTGTTGAAGTTTCTTTACAAGGAATTGGTGGATTAAGAACGTTTATGACATTTATGATACGAAATTTACCAAATCCTTATAACCACAAGGATGTTGCATATAGAATTGTAGATGTACATCATACGCTTCAAGAAGGAAAATGGGAGACTACTATAAAAGCTGGTATAATACCTTTAAGAGGATATGTCAAAAATAAAATGGGCATAAACACATAAATAAATTTGACTAAAAAATTTTAGTGGATACGATAGAATCGACATGATAGATTCTATAGAAGAATATGAAAAATTTTTATCCGATAATAAGGATGATGATTTAATTTTAAATTTGGTGTTGACAGATGATAGGAACCATCCATCTGTAGAATTACCATCTTTACTTTTTATAAAAAACTGTAGAACAAAAAAGTCATATAGTTTAACTATAAACCATCAGGATATACAAAAAGTTAAATCTTTATCAGAAATAACTTTAGATATTTCTAAATTCAAAGGAAGTTTCTATGTAATAGATAAGAAAAAATTCCTACAACATTTTACTATCCCAAATAATATATTTGATATAAATTTAGTATGTCATTTAACCGATAATAAAATTATTGATATTGTAGAATATGATACTAATGCTCATAAATTTATAAAACAATATATGGGACAGTATCACATGCAGAATAATATAATTCCCTATGTTAAACATAAAGAAGTATCGGATTTATTATTTGATAAAATTGAAAAAATAATATTAAATGATAAATCTATATTTGGAGATCAGGTATATTTAAGAATTAATAACGAGATAATACCTATATTATCTGAATTAGAGTCGAATGGAATTTGTGTTGATAAAGATCTGTTTTATAAACATTTTGAAACAAAGACACACGATGGGATCGTATATTCCCAATATAATATTTACACATCAACTGGACGACCAAGTAATAGGTTTGGTGGTATAAATTATGCAGCATTGCAAAAAGATAATGGATCTCGGTCATGTTTTATTTCACGGTTTGGTGAAGAGGGAATGATGATGTTAGTAGATTATTCAGCATTTCATCCTAGAATTATTTGTGAACTGACTGATTTTGAATTACCCAAAGGGTTAGATTTTTACTATTATATAGCACAGTTATGTTTGAAAAAAGATGAGATTGAAAAAGAAGAAATATCTGAGGTTAAAAGATTGACGTTTAAACAATTATATGGCGGTGTAGAAGAAGAATATTCTCATATAAGGTTTTTTCATAATTTAAAAGGGTTTGTTAACTTTCATTGGAAAGAATATCAAGATAAAGGATTTACATATACTCCAATTTTTAAAAGAAAAGTTAGAGGAGTAATTGACCCAAATCCTAGTAAAATTTTTAATTATATTCTTCAAGCTACAGAAACCGAGTTAGTAGTTCCTATAATTGGGAAGATTAATGACTTTTTAAGGAATAAAAAGTCTAAAGCTATATTATACACATATGATTCTTTATTGTTTGATATAAACAAAAATGAGTTGGATACTATTAAAAATGATATAATAAACATAATGACTTGTCAAAATAGGTTTCCAGTTAAGTGTTATATAGGGAAATCGTATGCTGAATTGAATCAAATATCTTTATAAAATACTCTGTATTTGAATAATTTATAAGATATTTATATTTATTAAAAGCATATGAGTAATTTTGAAAATACTATTAATTCTATATTATTAGAATGGGCCGCAAATTCAGACGACGGCATACCAACATTAGATGATTCTGGTATTCAATCTTTGTATGAATCATTAATTTACAATGGTATAAAGCAAGAGGAAGCTTATAATATAGCATCTATTATAGCTGAAAAGGGAAAATATCCTGAACGACAGGCTTACAATAAGAATGGGTTACTTGTAACTTTTCCGACTCCAGAATATAAAGCTAGAGCAATAGCTAAAGGAACTCATTTTGAAAAGAATCCTAAAATTAGTCAGTCTAATTTGTTTGGAGGGGGTCAACAGGCACCAAACCAACCTACTCCTCAAGCAGACCCTCAACAACCGGCACCATCTTCTGATGGATCTTCTTTACCACCTTCTGATTCTGGAAAGCCTGAATCAAATGCTGATCAACCCACATCACCAACACCGGCTTCATCACCAGCTCCATCTTCGGCACCATCGGCTTTACAAACTCCAGCTCAGGGACAACTAGCTACTGAACCTATAGCGCAAGATCCATCTACTCCACCTAATGTAGCTGCTGTTCCTGAACCAAAGCCTGTTCCTGCTATTAAAAAAACTCCACAAGAAATAACTGCTGAAAAAGAAATTATTAAACAGATGTTAGATACCGGCGATACAATTCCTACTGTGCCTGGTGTGGGAGGAGTAGCCGTAGCAGAACAACAGTTAAAAAAGTTAATGAAAATTGCTTTAGAGATGGAACTGAATGAAGCAGTAAAAGTTTTAAGCAAATTGATTTAATTTTATGACTGATAAAAGACAGTTACTTTGTACATTTTCGGATGTAACAAATTTTAAAAACGTAGTAAATAAAATTTGTGAATTTTACGAAGTGTATAATAACCAGCTTTTTATTTTCAGTAATGTTAAAAATGAAAAAGAAATATTTGTCACATATAATATTATAAATAATTTTTTTGATCTTCCGAAATTTCCTCATACAATTTCTATTCACAGAAAAAAACAAACAAACACATTATATACGTTAAACGCAATGAATAAAATCATTTGTGATGAAAATGCTGGGGTGTTTGATAAAACTTATAAAGTTAATTGGGAATTATATAAAGACTCTTTGATTATAATAAACGAATCGTTTATAAAAATAATATCAATTAAAATTTTTGATATAATTAATTGATCACGTTTTTTTTCTAATATATCTTACCTACATAATTAAAATGCAATGCATTTGAAATTATGAAAATACAGTTCATTTAAAATAAATTTACATTTTGTTTTATGATGATACTATGTATTTACTGATAATAAATTACCGAGTAAGTAATTAACATTTATCAGTTAAAAATTAAATAATTAAAAAATTAAAAATTATGTTAGACATTAATAAAATTAAAAGTCGTTTAAATTCGTTATCCAACACCAACCAAAAAACTAATCTTCTATGGAAGCCTAATCCTGGAAAACAAGAAGTTAGAATAGTTCCATATAAGTTTCAACCTGACAATCCGTTTATTGAATTGAAGTTTCACTATAACTTGAATGGTAAAACGTATTTGTCTCCTGATTCTTTTGGCCGACCAGATCCAATTGTTGAATTTGCAACTCGGTTGAAAAGAAGCGGTGATAAAGAGGAATGGAAGTTGTCTAGGAAGCTTGAACCTAAGATGAGGACATTTGCTCCTGTAGTTGTTAGAGGATTGGAGCATGAAGGAGTTAAGTTTTGGGGGTTTGGAAAACAAGTGTATCAAGAATTGCTTTCTATTATGAGCGATCCTGATTATGGTGATATTACAGATCTGGCTAACGGACGTGATATTGTTGTAGAGTTTAAAACTGCGGAGGAAACAGGAAAGCAATTTCCTGAAACAGCTATTCGAGTTAAACCAAATACAAAACCAGCAGTAGATCCTTCTAACAGAGAATTGTTAGAGAAAATTTCTAACCAAACTAGAATTTTGGATCTATTCCCTGAATTATCTTACGACGAATTGAAAGAGGTAATGGATGCATGGTTACATCCTGAAAATGGAGAACCCTCAGGAGATCCTGATATAGCAACAGTAATGGCTATAGTAGATGGAACAACTCCTGCAAATCATGATGCTCTTCCTGAAGTTAATGTGTCAACAAAGACACAATCTGTGGCCCCAAAACCATTGGCAACAGCACCGAAGGTAGATGATGTTGCATCTGCATTTGATAATTTATTTACCAAATCGTAATAATACAAATTAACAAATAAAGGGGATGTTGTATTAAAACTACAATATTCCCTTTATACAAATATATAAGTTCTGTTATGGCAAAAAAAGATACATCATCAAAACACGTAGAAGTTGAAACAAAAGTTGGAAGAGACGAATTAGCAGAACTTTTAGCCAATGAATTAAATAAAGCTAATAAAGACGGTGGAAAAATCGCATATTTCTTAGATGAAAAAGACGATCCATCTTCTGTGACAGATTGGATATCCACAGGATCGACAATGTTGGATTTAGCTATAAGTAACCGTCCTGATGGGGGTCTTCCTGTTGGACGTATAGTTACTTTAACTGGGCTAGAAGGTACAGGAAAGTCTCTATTATGTGCTCATATAATAGCAAATACCCAAAAAAAAGGTGGAATGGCAGTGTATATTGATACAGAAGCTGCATCTGCTCCTGAATTTTGGTCATCTCTCGGAGTAAACTTAAAAGATATGTTATATCTTTCATTGACAACAATGGAAGATGTGTTTCAAAAAGTTGAAGACATGGTTGGCATTGTTAGAAAATCAAATAGTGATAGGTTATGTACTATCGTAATTGATTCTATAGCTGGTGCGTCAACTAAAATGGAATTAGAAGCAGGATATGAACGCAAAGGATTTGCTACAGGAAAGGCTTTGATTGTTTCGGAAGCAATGAGAAAACTTACTAATTTGATTGCAAAACGAAGAATTCTTCTTGTTATGACAAATCAATTAAGACAAAACCTCCAAGCAATGGCCTTTGGTGATAAGTGGATTGAACCTTGTGGTAAGGCAACTTCATTTCATAGTTCTGTTAAAATTAGGTTTGAAACAGTAGAAAAGTTAAAAAACACAGATAAAGAAATAATTGGTACTCATACAAGAGCAACTGTTAGAAAAAACAGATTGGGACCTCCATTTAAGGCAGCAGAATTCGATGTCTATTTCGATAGCGGAATTGCTGATTATGCATCTTGGATTGAAGTTGCTAAGAAGAAAAATATTATCGAGAAAAAGGGAGCATGGATGGTCTACAAAGGTCAAAATTGGAATACACAGACATTAGTAGAAAATCTTAATAAGGATTTGGAGTTTCGTAATGAATTATATCATAAAATATGTGATGCTGTAATTATGCAATATAAAACTCCTAACTCAACAATATTAGAAAATTTGACCACCGAATCAGCGGATGGTGAAACAAATAAAGTAATAGAAGAAGATTAAATAAAGTTATGGGAATATATAAACAATATAAACATGGTGCTTCTGCATATTCTTTGACAAAAGAATATGGTGTAAGAAAAACTTATAATGCCTTGAGAAAGAAATTAGGCAAAACAGAAGTAAGAATAAAACACAATAAACTCCAAGTAAAGTCGATAAGAGGAACTTGGACTTATAGATAAAAAAATAAAAGTTACACAAATGTTTTTCTGCTTTATGATTAAAAAATAAAGTGGAAAAACATTTTCTGTTATATATTATAGATATATTATGTCTACCAATTTAGATAATAACGAGAAGAAAAAACTATTTTCGATTTTTGAAAATATTAAAAGCGATTTACATGAAAATGTAGGTTTAAATAAAACACAAAATAGTGATGTTTTAATTGTTGATGGTATGAACCTCTACATTAGAGCATTTAGTGCTAATCCACAACTTAATGATGATGGACTTCATACAGGAGGAATTGCTGGATTTTTGAAAAGTATAGGACATTCAATAAAAGTAATGAATCCTACACGTTGTATAATTGTGTTTGATGGAACAGGCGGATCTGTTAGAAGAAAAGCTATGTTTCCGAATTATAAAGATAGACGTGCGAATAAAATTAGATTAAATAGAATTTTCGAAGAAGGATCAACTTCAGAATTAGAATCGCAAGCATTAGCCAGACAATTGTTAAGGATAAGTCATTATATAGATACATTGCCTGTAACTACTATTCAAGTTGATAATGTAGAAGCAGATGATGTAATAGCATATTTATCAAATCAGTCGTTAAAAAATTCTAATATAACAATATTATCATCAGATAAAGATTTTTATCAATTAGTATCTGATAGAGTTAAAATTTATAATCCTGCTAAGAAAAAGTTATATGGGGTTCAAGATGTAATAAATGAATATAATATTCATCCAAATAATTTTGTTTTATATAGAATTTTGGATGGGGATGTATCTGATAACATCGATGGAATTAAAGGATTTGGAATTAAAACGGTGGTAAAATGTTTTCCATTTTTATCTGAAAGTAAAAAATATTTAGTAGAAGATCTTATAAAATACGCAGAGTCTAATAAAGGGAAATATAAAGCCTATCAAAATTTATTAGATAATCCAAATATTGCAGAAAGAAATTATCAATTAATGCAATTATCTGAAACGATTATAGCTACGTTTGCACAATTAAATATTGAAGATATTTTAAAGAAAAAGAATAAACTAAATCGGTTCCAATTTAATAATATGATTACAGAAGATAAAATGTGGAATGCGATACCAAACCATGGAGTTTGGTTAGAAAGTGTATTTAAAAAATTAGATAATTTTGTATTATGAGTAAAAAAAAGACCACTAAGAAAAAACTAAAAGTAGTATGGGAAAAACCACATCCTTTGGATGAAGCAAAAACTATAGGATATGTTGAAGGATACTCTGATGGAAGAAATGATTTATTGCAAGAACTTATTGAATATAAACTACTTGTAAAGAATTGGAAAAAAATATATAACCAATTAACAAAATCTAATTTTTTAGTTAAATAACAAATTTTAAATATTAAAGAGAAAAGCCCGGTAATAAATACCGGGCTTTTTTTA